TATGGAACTAAAAAAGAAATATAAAGTCACAGCATCATCAGCCGGTAAGAAGATTACCGCTGATATCACTGGGTGTCTGTCAGACAAGAGAGATTTATTCATTAAGTTGATGCGGGTTCATAAAATTAAAAAAACACACATATGGAGACTAATAGAGATTATAAAGAGGGGATAGGGGGGTTCAAACATTTTAGCAAAATGATGACGTACGTTAGATGCTTACATAAAGACACGGTTACAAGTTTCGGGGATGGGAACTAGGGGGCCGTCACCGCAACCAATCGCGGTATTGAAAGCAAAAGGCACAATTAACGTCACAAGGGCCAATGATCAAATTGCAGACGCCAATGCGTTGGACTGGGTACACAATACAATTCCAACGCCGCCGGAAGATTTGAGCGACAAGGCAAAAGAGGTTTGGACATCTCAATTAATGCAGTCACATAAGATATACGGGTATATTTCATATATTGATTTATCACTATTTAAAGAATATTGTTATGTGGCTGGTGAAATGGAGTGGTTGAAAGAGAATGTAAAGAGCCGAACGTATACGGATGATAAAGGAACCATAAAAATAGATCCGCTTTACAATGAACTTAACAAAATTAGAAAGGATTATTTAAGATTATGCCAAGAATTTGGGTTTAGTCCTTCAGCAAGAACACGAATACAATTACAAAGCAAACCAGAAACCAGCACAGACATTTATTCAGATGGCATATAAAACGGACTTTTCAAAAATAGACTTAGATAAGTATTACTTTGATGAGCGGGTTGCCAATTTGGTAGTCCAATACATTGAGGATAATGTCAAGCACGTGAAAGGTGACAAAGCCGGCGAACCGTTTATATTAGAGCAATGGCAAAAAGACGATATTATAAAACCGTTGTTTGGGTGGAAGCATAAAGATACGGATTTAAGAAAGTATACAAGTGCCTATATTGAGATACCAAAGAAATCAGGAAAGTCATTTTTAGCCGCGTCACTTGCTTGTGTGTTTATAGATATAGAGCGTGAGGGCGGATCTGAAATTGTGGGAGTTGCTTGGGGCCGCAAACAAGCGGGTTTGGTTTTTGAAGCCACAAAACAAGTAATTCAAAAATCACCACGCTTAAAATCTAAGTGCAATATTTACCGTAATTCGATAACCGCACCGGACCACATTGGCGGGTTGAAAACCTATCAGATACTTTCAAAAGAAGCCGGGGGGGAAGACGGGATTAATCCCCAATTAGCAATTATAGACGAACTTCATGTTCACAAAAATAATGAAGTGCTGGAGATGGTTGAGAAATCACAAGGGGCCAGGAAGCAACCATTGAGTTTTATTATTACAACTGCTGGATCTGATTTATATGGCATAGGATACCAACGGCATGAACAAGCCATTGATGTGGCCAAGGGAATTGTTGAAGATGAGTCACAATTGGTTTGTGTTTACGGGGCGGACAAAGATGATGATCCGTTTGAAGAAAGCACCTGGATAAAAGCAAACCCCAACTATAATGTGAGTATCGGCAAGCGTGCATATGAGAAGGAATCAAACAAAGCATTGGTAAGTTCTGCGAGTTTGAATAGTTTTAAACGGTACTATCTTAATATATGGACACAATCAAAAGACGGGTGGATAAATGATGAGATCTGGAACGCTTCACAATGGAAATTTGATGAAGAAATATTGAAAGACTACCCGTGTTATGGTGGTTTAGATTTGTCATCCCGTTCAGATATCACGGCATTTAGTTTAGTTTGGCAAATCGAAGATAAATTTTATTCAAAGAATTGGTTTTGGTTGCCTGAAGATAAGGGCTCACAATCGGCGGACAAGAATAATATCAATTACCAAGAATGGGTGCGTGATGGATTGATTGAAGAAACAAGCGGAAATGTAATTGACTATGATTTTATAATTCACAAAATGGGTGAGTTGAGAAAGGAATATGACATCCGTACAATTGCTTATGACAATTGGAATAGTCACCACATAGCACCAAAGTTGATTGATGAGGGTTTTGATTTGGTAGAGTTCCGCCAAGGGTTTAAAAGTATGACCGCACCAACAAAAGAAATGCAGGCGGCAATTGAAAGTAAAAAATTCAACCACTTTGGCAATCCGGTTTTGAGATGGATGGCTGGCAATGCGGCGGTCAGATCTGATCCAGCGGGCAATATTAAACTTGAAAAGGATATGAAAACACCAAATAAAAAAATTGATGGATTGATTACCAATATTATGGCTTATGGCTTATGGCTTGATGGCGGTGATGGTGGTGTTAGTTATCTAGAAGAAGGCAATTTATATATATTTTAAAAATGAGCATTGAACTAATTAAAGGCGATTGCCTAGAAGTAATGAAGGGTATTAAGAGCGGTTCGATAGATGCTATAATTACAGATCCACCTTACGGAACAACCGCTTGTAAATGGGATAGCGTTATTAATTTTGATTTGATGTGGGAACAACTGAACAGAATTATAAAACCGAATGGTGCTATTGTTTTATTTGGTAGTGAGCCTTTTAGTTCTGCTTTAAGAATGAGTAATATTAAGAATTATCAATGTGATTGGGTTTGGCACAAATCAAAACCAACTGGGGTCGCTTTTAAAACTCAACCAATGAGAAACCACGAAATAATATCAATTTTTAATAAACCAAAAACATTTAATTCCATATTAGAAGATAGGGTCGGGTTTACTAAAAAAAGTATAAAAAGATTTAAAGATGCTGAAAGGTTAGGCGTTCAAACATTAGGTAGTTATAGAAATACAAAAAACAGCACAACAGATATGCCCGTTACAGATAAAAAAAAAATGAATTTAAAAAGAAAACCAACAAGTATAAAAATGTTTGGTTCTGTTCCTAATAGATTCGGATCTTTACACCCAACCCAAAAACCAGTAGCATTAATGGAGTACTTAATTAAAACCTATACAAATGAGAATGAAACGGTATTAGATTTTACTATGGGAAGCGGAACAACTGGTGTTGCTGCAAAGAATACCAATAGAAACTTCATTGGGATAGAGATGGACGAGAACTACTTTAACATAGCAAGCGATAGAATAAAACAATTAGAATATAAACTATTTTAAATATGATAATACCAAATAAAATTTTTGACGTACTAAACAACAAACGCAATTTTGATTTATTGTTTTTGGAAATGTTAAGGCACAACGCCCCAGAAGATGCTTATGATGCTGCCATTGATATGGTTCGGGAATATGCACCGAAATTTAAACACTACAAAGATTTTGATAGCTATCGGGTTGTATTGTCTAATAATAACAATAAAGAGATAGAAGTGCCTGATGAAATCATTGAAGCGGTTACCGCTGGCATAGATAATTTATTTCACAATCATTTAAAAAAGGTAAAAATCCGTAAAATGGCGTACGATGCAACGGTAAAGGATATAAATAAATATTTACCAAATTATAAACCACACCGAAACTACCAAAGTTTTAAGGCACTGCAATCAATAAACCATAAAAAAAATAAATAAATAAAATAGTTCTTGTATAGTAACTTTATACTATTATCTTTGTTGTACAATAAAGGATATAAAAAATGAACAAAGAACAAATTTTAAATGCAGAGTTAGATTTTATTCAATCAGACAAATTTGATGACAACGTAGAAAAATACGGATGGGATGAAAACACTTGTGCTTGTTGTGCAAAACCATTGAAAGACAAAACAAACGCGATTCTAACTATTGAAGGCCCTGGAGTGATTCCAGCAAGTATTACAAATGATCAACTTGATGCAGCGGGTTTAGTTTCACAAGGTATTTTCTTTTTAGGTAGTTCTTGCGTAAAGAAATACCCAAAAGAATACAGAATTAAATTTTAACTATAAACCTAGACCAAAAGAGCCCTTGCAGAAATGTAAGGGCTTTTTTTTAGTTAAATTTATTACATTTTATTTGTGTTTATTTGAAACACTTTTGCAATAGTGAAATTTTTGGGTCTTGAGATTAAACGGATAAATCCTTTCCTAGCAGAAAAGAAAGGTTTTTTAAACGCAAACTTTGGTGGTATGGTTGGCCGTACGCCAGTAACTGAAACCACTGCAATGGGTTTATCAGCATATTGGGCTGGAGTACGGAGAATATCGGAATCAGTTGCAATGCTTCCCATTGAGGTTTTTAAAAAGAGCAACGGCAAGCGTGAGATAGTTAGCCATCCGGTTGAATACCTTTTAAATGCTGAAGCAAATTTTGAAAGCATTTCTTTTGATTTTACTCAAATATTAATTACATCAGCAATAAATCACGGGAATGGTTTGGCAATCATTGAGCGTGATAGCTTTGGCAATCCTACGGCGTTAATAAATGTCAGCCGCGAGATATGCGAGCCGATGAAATATGATGATGAGATATTTTGGAAAGTTGAAATAAAACTAGCGGCCAATAAAACAGAAACTTTACTTGTTGCGGATAGAGATATTATAAACCTTCGTGGTTTTGGGGTTGATCCAGTGATAGGATTGTCAGCTATTCAAATCCATAAGCAAAATTTAGGGCTTTCACTAGCAGCACAAGATTACGGTGCAGATTTTTACAACAAAGGAACTAGGATTGACGGATATATTGAATACGCTGGAACCTTAAAGCCAGAAACAAAAGACGCAATAAACCAGCAATGGAGTGCCAACTATGGCCCGAATGGCACACGTGGCACGGCTATACTTGATGCTGGGTCAAAATATCACCGTATTGGTCTACCGCCAGCAGATGCTGAGTTCATAGCAACCAGGAAATTCCAAAAGAATGAGATTGCCACAATATTGGGGATACCTTCATTCATGATTAATGAAATGGATGGGTCTACATTTTCAAACATTGAGCACATGGGCATCGAGTTTGTGACCTATGGCATTGGCTCATGGATTGAGAAGATTGAGCAAGAGTATAGACGAAAATTACTAAAAGAAAACGAAAAAAGAACTTTCTACTTTAAGCACAATGTTGATCGTTTACTGCGAACGGATGTAAAAACCAAAGGAGAGTATTATAGATTAATGACAGACATTGGAGCATATACAATTAATGATGTGCTTGAGTTAGAAGATAGAAATAGCATTGATGGCGGTGATGAACGATATGTTCAAATAAACCGAATTCCAATTGATGATATAAAAGAATATTATAAAAAAGATGAACAAAATAGATAGATTAGTTGAATGTAGAGGGGTTGATGTAGAAAACAGAAC